ACATCCCTTTCATTAACAATAAGTATTTTATGGCAGATATTACAACGTAACTGAAGCTCAGTACGTGTTAGGTATTTCTCAATATAGAAATTATGCTCACATCTTACATTTGATTCCAGCAAATTGGGAGTTGCTGTTTCTTTCTGAGAATCCATAGGAGTCTCCCTTGTTCAATCATTTCTGAATACGCTGTTAAGCCAAACACTTTCTTGTATTCAGCCAACACCCTTGTTAATGCTTCTTTCTTTGTCTTACACCCTTCAAGCGTTTTGAAAGCTGATACATCTCCGTACCTCGGTAAACCGCGAATTGTATCAACTGAATCACCCGTAAGCAATTGGCTTGCGAAGAACAGAAAACCTGTACCTTTGAGTTCCCTTTTACTATTGAGGTATAGGGAGCCAATTTCTTCAACAAAGCTCGGTAGAAATGCTGGCTGATTTCCCACTTCCCAACCATACTGCCACCCTCGTACACTACGAAGGTCTTTGTCCCTTGTACAGATAATTGTTTGCGGGAGTTGCTTGCCTTCCACTTCAATTTCTCTAAGTCTTTCTGTTTGCCGGATTGCCATGAGGTCATCTGCTTCATACCCTTCTTCTTCAAAACAATTGTATAGGTTTTTTAAATATGACTTGATGTTGTAGTAATGAAATGGTTTTTCACCCCTTCCTGATTTATAAGGAACACGTTTAGCAACTTCATATCTGAAATTATTCTTACCAGTGAAGTAAATCTCAAAAGGTTCTGTAGCACCACATTGAGCATGTATATATTCAAGTCTTCGTAAGAGAGTATTCTCTACGAAGGAGAAGGGAGGAGTTCCCTCCCCTCCTTGATATTTCCAGTCAGCTTGTGCTGCGAAAGAAACTTCATAAAGAATAACATCACCATCAAGTAATGGTATTAACGCTCCCACGGTGGTGTCTCATCTCCTTCAGCTTCCTGAGGTTGTTCAGCAGGTTTAGCCTTTGCTTTAGCAGCAGGTTTACCTGACAACAAAGCTTCCAGCTTACTACCTGCAAACTCCAGATTACCCTTAATCTTCTCTTGCAAGAATTCTGGAAGATTGTTAAACACTTCCAGATCAGGCTCATCCAGAGAGAACAATACAGGAGTGTTCTTCAGTTCTGGCATACCTGTTTTCTTACGAGCAGAGATTGGAGCAGCACTGCCTACGTTGGTATAAACCTTACCTTTGGATTCATTATTAACGATTTGAATGTTAGCAGCTTCACCCAAAATCATCGACCAGTCACCACCATGTACTTCGTCTGGATCAAATGCTCGATAACGTTGTGTACTAATTGCTTTATCAGCACCCAAGTCATAGAAAGCAAATTCTTCAGAAACCCACCGAGGACGGTCTTCCTGCTCAACACCGTTTTCGTCAATCATAAAGACATCAGCAAGCTCATACGTTACCCACAGACGATTAATAGGAGGTTTCTCCTGACCTTTATAAGGTTTCTGTGGTTGCAAGCCTAAGTCAATAATTTGTACCAGATATGCTGGATAAACATCTGGTTCAATAACTGGTTGTTCAACACGAGTACCACCTGATGCGTTACCTGCTTTACCTTTTAATGCCATATTAGTTTCCTTGATTAAGAGTTTCTAAAATTAAATCCAATGCTGCATCAGCATCATCTTCATCATCATATTGTTCCACTGCGTATTTTTCACCGTTCAGCAGGGATACATGAATTTCAAATACACCTTCAGAGTCATACAGATTTACAGCAATGATGTCAGCTTTCTTGACGAGCATTGCTCCAATTTTTACAAACATTTATTTTCCTTCGCTGTCTATTAATTTAACACTTAATGTAGGGTTTTTAATATACTCATAGGTATAAAAAGGAACCCTTACTTCGATTGTAATGATGTTACTAAGATCATTAAAATCATCCACACTCATAACTTCTTTAAAATCCAAATCAATGGATGTCGTACCAGTTCTTTCCAATTTTTCCGTCACCCACATGAGGACATTTGATCTTAAAGAATTTACCAGCCCATACAATTGCTTCTTCACAGATTTTCTTGACATCTTCCGCAATCCCTTCATCACACTCTACAGTGTATTCATCCAAAAGTTCGAGATATTTGCAAGGTATCTCCGCTTACGCTGCCATACGGTTTCCCGCAGGATCGGACTATATCACGGTCTGTTCTAGACCCACTCCATTTCGGACGACCATTAGCTTGTCTGTCCTACTCCCTTTCGGGATAGTCTCTGAGCCTTACGAGTTTTACTATTAGTAATAGTAATCCTCGTCTTGGTTGCTGATTGGCATATCCTAAGACTTAGCTTTCCAGCAGTTAAAAGTGTTTTTCGATGTATATCCCTATACAAAGTCACAAAAATTTATGATACCAAGCCACGAAACCAAATTGAACACCATACTTATATTTTTGGCGTAATACAATATTCGCCTTAATATAAGCCGCCGCCATCATTATTGCTTCATCGGATTGAAGTAAATAAACAAGAAGCTGATGCCTGTTAGGTACAGTGATTGGGCGACCATCAAGCCCAGTAATAGTTCCATCGTAATACTCCATTCTATTAAATGCATGATTGTAACGCTTTTTAGCAGTTGACTGCCATTCTTTCTCAAGGTTGGACATTAAGTCACCAAGTCCATCAAATCCGTTATAAAGCGCCTCACGGAGTTGTTTACCTTTTCCGGGTTTCTTAGCAGTTTTACCTAGCTTGTCATCACCTCCACCAAACAATAAGCAGTACATAGTCTTCTTGGCAGTATCCCTTGACTCTAGTTCACCAATCCTTTTAGTCAGTGAGTGTAAGTCTGTCCCTTTGGATTTATCACCAGTCATAATAGCTTGGATGTATTCCTCACTACCCATGCGACCACCTAACATCCTCAATTGGCAAGAGTCAGAGTCAGTACCTACCAACACTTTACCCTCACCACAGATAAAGAATTTACGCATTTGCTTCCCGTAAAAACTACCTGCTTTTGGAATGTTAACAATGTTACGATGTGTTGCCCTACCAGTAACTGCCAGATTATTTACAACAGAGGAGATTCTACCGCGGGAATCAATAAGATTTATCAATCCTTCAATAATAGACTTACGTTGTCTACATTGAACTCGCTTAGCGAGAAGCTTACCAACCTTACCGTTAATACCTTCAAATGGATCATCCTTAGACATCTTAGGAGAAGTAATTTCTCCGTTGTCATTGTAATTCCATTCTAATGGTTCCCAACCCTGTGATAATAAATAATCCTTAACTTCTGCGTTAGAATTTAAATCAATTTTCCTAAAAGATATTCTGGAGAAAACACCCTTAACAACGTCAGGAGTATTTCCAGTTTCTTCTAGCCACTTCTCTACAGATGCAGACGGTTTACCTGATTTTAAGAATGGCTTACGAATGAATCCATATTCACCTTTAGCTTTAGTCTCATTAACTTCCACCATATAAGGGAGTTGTGGAACAATAGCTTTGTCAATACGCTCAATCCATTTATCAAGTTGCCGTACACATTTGTGCATATATTCAATATCAACTTTCCAAGCATAACGCTCTTGCTGTGAAAGAAAATTAAATAATGCAAGTGACATTTCAATCGCTGGTTTCCAGTTACCTTTCTCAGCTTCCTCCTCAAATAGATATTTATAAGTAAGCTCAGTGATGTGAACATCTTCCTCACAGCGGTGGAGCATTGCTGGAGAATAGTTGTCCCAATCATCATGCTCTGGCTTACCACGTCCTACACGATAACCCCAAGACTCTAAGCCATGTGGAGTTGCGCTCTTGTTAGGACAATTATAAGGAACAATTCGTTTAGGATTTAGAAGCCTTGACACAACGAGTGTATCAATAACTTTTCCCTTAAACGAATAATTATACAGCTTCTCAATTAAGGGAAGATCATAGCCAAATCCATTGTGGATAATTAACTCATCCACCGAGTCAAGAAATTCCAACATTTTTTCAATGTTGTCTGGTGTAAATCTTGTAATTTCACCAGTATGTAAATTCTTGAATACTCCACAATGAATCTTAGTTGCCTGATTGAGAAGTCCATTAGCTTCCAAGTCTCCTGAAACGACATGCTTTTTCATCTATCTAAAAGTGAACAAATAAATCTTAATGGAATTGTTATAACCACAAATATTACCATACCCATGAAGATAATAATCAACCAAGGTATTTGTAATAAGGATTTAATCAGTGTATTTTCCTTTCAAATAATCTCTGAACCGACTGATAATTGTACGGACATTTGCATGTGTATATTCCGTAATTTCTGGAATATCTTTAGGGCGTACACCATGTTTAAAAAACAATGTCAATACCTCAGAATGTTCATGGTCTTTAATCAGATCATCAATTTCTTTAAGTGTGATAGCAGCCAGAAATGGATCGTTTGTTGATAATTCATTTTTGATTTCATCATCATCAATATCTTCAGTATATCCCCTTTCTTTACGAACGTAGTCAATAATAGATGCATTTAAAATAGAACGCATGTATGCATCAATACCGGATGACACAACAATGTCAGAATACTTTAATGAACGTGTATAAGCTTCCTGAACAACATCCTCGCAAGCTTCAGGAGACAAACCTGAACGGAAGCGAGCAACCTTAAGGTAAATGTTGTAATGCTCTTTATAATGCTGCTCAATCAATTCATAATTGGTCATGTCCTCACCTCATTAAATAGTCCGGTATGCATATCATAGAACGCTGTTACACGTCCAGACTCACCACCAATACGATCTTCCAGAAGAACAATGTCACGTAAGTTACGCTGCTCAACAGGAATATCAGGGTCTTTATTACCTTCAATACCAATCATCTGATGACAAGAACGCATCATGGCACGACTACCGGCAAACTGAGTGGATAATACTTTACCGCCTCTCTCATGCGTTAAACCTGATTCTGGCGCTCGTAAATGGCAGAATAGATGTACACCTACATCATAATCTAAAGCCATCTGTGCAAGCTCCTGAGCGATTCCTGAGAGGAGTGTATTGGCTTCTGCGGGGTCTTTACCATTAGTGAATGTGGTGATTGGGTCAATGTAAATAAACTTAACACCTTCATTCACTGCTGCTCGAATGTCATGCTTAAGAACATCCCAAGTAAGCTGCTGATAAAGATTGAGCATGATAAGATTATCTTTAACAACTTCATAACCCTCCATGAATGCCTTCTTATCCATAGGTATTTTAGGGTCATGGAAAATCTTACCAACAATCTTACCAACAATACCTTTCAATGTTCTAGCATTGCCTTCTTCTGTTTTGATGGTAAGGATTTTTAAACCATGCTCTTTAATATCCTGAGCAGCCATAGCATCAAGCCATGCACTCTTACCCATCTTAACACCAGCACCCCAATAAACAGTTTCACCTAAACGCTTGCCACGCGTTAAGTCAGTAAGACCTTTTAATGGATATGCCAGACCCATTTCAGCAGGCTTAAGGGCTTCTTCTAAAACATCAGCAGGTAAAATGAAACGAGTGTTCTTAGGTGCTGCTGCATTAAATACTGTAGCATTGTATGCACCTTTAATCTTACCTTCTAACAAACACTCATTAGCATCCTTCCCCGGAAGGGTGACACTCTCAGCATCAGGAAACATCTTCAATACTTCCTGAACACCGTCCTGACCAGCTTGGTCATTATCAAATACTAAAACTATTTTCTTGAAATGTTTTCGTATAAGATTTGACAACCGAGCAATATCCCGTCCAGCACTATGAACACCATTAGGTAGGCTAACAATGGCGGGATTAAAATCAGCATACTTAGTACCGCGATTGGTTTGTTTAAATATCTGAAATAACGCGGCAGCGTCAAACTCCCCTTCAGTAATAAATAACTTGCTATTACCAGTTGCAATAGCACGTTCCCAACCAAAAAAGGTAATATCAGAAGTAAGCGAAACATTCCACATCCTCTTCTCTTCTAGCAGCCTCATCTTGTAACGGACGAGAGTGCCTTGCTCATCATAATAAGGGAATGCAGCTATTGTTGGAGTTTCACCATCAACCTCTGACACTCCGGTTTTAATTCCAAAATACTCAATAGTTTCTTTTGACAATCCTCGTATAGGGATAGCTAGAGATTGATACTCAGAAATTTCTAGAAGTTCCTTAGAGATTTCTTCATCAGACTTCTTTTTAATTTTAATTTTAGAAACATCTGGTGGAGAATCCCCATAGGGATTTGGGATGTATTTACGATTTTTGAAATCGTATCCATCAATTGTACCATCTTCTTGCAAAAAGATTTGGACGCTTCCAATCTTCTCAAGACATTTACCTGCCATAAACCTCCTTATATTAAATTATAATGTAATAATGATTCTTCTGATAAACCCACACCCTTTTCTGATGGAACCTTTCTAACAACTGTATTATTTAATACCATCAATCGTGGAATAATGTATTCGCGGTAAATAAGAAAAGTAGGTCGTTCATCAATAAGACCTAATACTTCTGATGCATTCTTGACACTAAGCTCTAAATAGGGCTTAGAAAACATTATCCTACAAACTTCAGTATTTAACTTAATCATATCATATTCCTGTTGAGAACGTTTTCATAAACCATCCCTCCTCGCATAGTATTAGGAGAATGCATCCAGAATTTCTCATTATCTTTGGTAATGAACATCTTCAATTTAGGGAGAATACATTCTTTCTTACTATACCTTTGAATACATTTCCAGTATGTAGGAAATTCCTCTACAAATGTATATCCTAATTCAGTTAAATTTAATAATCTTCCGCTGAGAATTAATGTCTCTCTGCAATCCAAACAATTTAATCGGATAGTCATATTAACCCCGAATCTTTCATTTCATCAAACGGGCCAG